ATCGAGAATCTTCTTATCTTCTGTGAATGCATATCCGACACAAGTCGTTGATGCATCTAATCCTAATGAAACCATTTTCCTCCTAATAACTTAATTTTACTTTAATTATTGCTTCTTTATCAAAACTTTTGTGCATTGGTTTACTTAACCTTGCAGTTGCTAAAACATTACCCGCATCATCGTGTAAATTAACCTGTGTAACATAGGTTTGAGGGTTTCCATGCATGGATGCGTTTCTCATCATATAAAATGGTTGAAAATCAATTGAACCTGTACTCTCATAATACTCATAACTTGTATATGTTGGATTATTTGAATGATTTAATTGATGTGGTTTTATATTACATAGATAAGTAACACAAGTTTGGTCTTCCACACCTGTTAAACCTTCAAGAATAGAACCAGATGTATCTGATACATTTCTCATACAATTAACAAGTCGTAATGAATTATTATAGTTTTGGTCTTTAAAACTATTAGCTGCATTTGTTGGGCCATAATTAAGATAAAATCCACTTGAATTTTTTCTCGTAGCATCAGTTTTATGAGAATATGTAGCAACTGATGCAGTTGATGCTGCATTGCTAGTATGAGGACCTGGTATTAATGTAGACATATTTTCACCCAATATCATTGTACCTGCTTCAGGATAATACCAACCATATGTTTTTGTATCTGATGTATTTAAAGTACCACTACTTCCACTTTTAATATTATATCGTTTACCTGCAGGTGTTACCGTACCATCTTGTTGTCTGCTATCATCCGTTAATTTTAATGTTTTAGTTCCAGTCCCATCTGCTTTAGAACCACTTAATTTTAATGTCCAATTACCTTTACTTAACCTATCACCATATTTTTTTCTATGAAAATTAACTGACCAAATATATTTATCCACTTCATTTGAACCAGAAGATATATGAAATCCAAGGTCTTTACCTGGTTGTTGTTCAAATTCAAGTTTTTCTACATCTTCTAAATTACTTAATTGTGTTTTATATATTGCTTTTGTAGCACCTATTCCACTAACTCCTACTTTTGAACCACTACCCTCATAGTGTCCAAATGATACATCAAATAAGAAATCTGCACTTGATGAATTAGGATGGTCACTTAAAACATTTATGTAATAATCTTTTCTACTACTTCTTGCACTACCTGTAAAAATTTGACTTCCTTTTGGATATGAACCTGTAGGCCAATAATTAATAGTAACTTCTTTTTCTGTTACATTTTTCTTTTCTTGACCATCAGGTGTAATCAATGGAATATTAACATCAACCAATTCTACTTGTTCAAAATAAGGTTCGGTTTGAACAGGTGGTGAAGAAAAATAAATCAACCAGTCTTTATTTGTTAAAAATCCTTGTATATAATCTTGTATATCTGGTCTTGCTGGACCTGATGGTGGACTTGCCCATAAATTCCAATCTTCAATAGAAACTATACCATCACCATCTATATCGAAATCTTGCCATTCATCAATTCCAGCAGGCATTGTTGGAAAATAATTATTATCTAATTCAAGGTTTCCTACATTACCAAAAAATATCCATTCAGTTCCTTCATCATATTCATCCCAAATATAAATGTTATACAACTTACCAGGTTGAAAAGTTGATAATGTACCAACCCAATCACTTACAGAATAATTACCCGTTTGATATTCTTGTGATGAAGCTACAGGTGGTATAATATATCTTACAGTATCGTTTGCATAACGACCATCTTCTAATACATCTCTTTGTTCAAGAATACCAGCTATTCTATCTATTGGACATCCAATGTGTCCTAAAACTTCTGCTACAGATATTTCAGTATCTCGTAAATAAGGTACATTTATATTTAATTTTTCTCTTAATATAGGAAATCCACTTCCTCCAATTACCCATTCGTTTATAATACCATCACCACCATCTGGTTGAACCCAACTTGGACCAGGTAATGGTTCAAAATAAATTTCTGTTAATGTTCGAGGTGGTAACTCAACAAATTTTTGTCCATCATAACCACTACCATCTGAACATAAACCAGAATTGTGTGCTGAATATTGAGTTCTATGAACAGCAGTAGCTGCTTGTGTTCTATTTAATTCAATTTGGTCACTTATTAAATAAACACTATGTGGTAGTTGGTGTTGTATATAATATGCTCTATTTGCTCCTAAACCATTTGCAAAAATTGGTGAAGTTCTTGGAATATACCATCCACTTGGAATATAACTATCCGTATCATCTGGTGATGTTCCATTACCTTTATAATATACGGCAACATCTGATGGATTTAAAGTATGATTAGGATATGTACCCGATGAACCAAATATAGTAAAACTTCCATCTCGTTGTACTTCTTGTGTTTGACCATCTTCACCACGAGTATCCATTACATATTCAATATTATATGAACCTGAAGAGTATGGTAGTATTTGTTGTTGACCTGCAATTGGTTGCCAAGTAGCATTAGGTCCTGGTTTAACCAGTGTAAAATTAAGAGCTGTCATTACAGAGTTCCAATTGTTAGAATTTATAAGAGTCATTAATCCACCTGCTATTGCTTTTGGTCCAAATACTGGTAACCCATCTCCGATTGGTGATGATGGTGGTATATGATTATAGTTTTGTGCATCTACCTCATATTGTGCTAACCAATCTGCATAATCTGGATAACCTAATCCAACAAATTGTCCCATATTTATAACTGCATCATTTGAAGGATTTCCAAAATCTTCAAGATATGCTAATCCATTTGGAATAAGTGGATATTCATTCATTGCAGGAGGTGATGTGTATCCTGGTTTAAGAGGTCCAAACTCTGCAAGACCTGAAGTAGAACGAGGTAAATATGTTTGATTGAAAGTACTTACATTTGTACCATATCCACCCTCTCTAATACTTATATATCTTCTAATCCAATCTTGGACATGACCCGTATATTCACCAGTTTCATTTTGTATTTGTGCCCAAGCACCAATATCATCCTCACTAAAAGTAAAATCTTCATCAGATTCAATATCTGTAAAAGTTACAGTTACATATTGACCTGGATATAATAAAACAGTATGTGGCCCGTATTCTTCAGTTTCGTTTGCAAGGTACGGATTTCTAAAAACAAGAAAATCTTGACCTGGAATACTTTCAATACCTATATCATAAGCTTTACCTAATTCAATTTCCATTAAATTACCATACCAGTTCTCACTCCCACCACCTCTATTACGATATTTACCATCCATACCATAAACTTGCATTATTGGTTCTGAATATGGGTCATTGTTACCTGCAGTTAAATATATTGTTTCATCATAGTTTCTTAATGCATTACCACTTTCAATGTTACCATCAAATGGCATATTCAATACACCAAATGCTTTTAAATCTTCAAAATATCTTAAACCCCAAGGCTGTAATGGTAATGTTGGTAATTGTTCAAATACAGAATCAGGAGTATCCATTTGTCCACTTTGCAATAATTGAGTAGTATAATCACCATCCATTGATGAACTTAAATTATATATTCCACCACCATAATTACCAGAACCTGGATATTGGTCTGATGTACCTATTTCAGCTCTTTTCGGTGGCATATTTTCTGATGTAATAAAACCAGATATTTGGTCTGCTATATCTTGTCTTCCCAAACTTGCCCAAAAAATAACATCAGATGAATTTAAAAACCCATCACCTTTAAAACCAAGATTGTTCAACTCTGTTCCACCTGCTTGGTCAAAATCTTCAAAATAAACTGGATTCTTTGGAGGTGGTAATTCTTTTTGTCTTGTAACTATTTGTACAAGTTCTTCTACTACATCTGGTCTACCAACATTATTCCAAAACTGAATATCAACAGAATTAAGTATTCCATAAGGATAATTTGGATTTGGGTGAGGTTTATCAGGAACAAATTCACCTGTACTATAATCTTGTACATAAGGAACTACATTATAATCTTCAAAATAAATTGGATTTGCAGTTGAATAATCACCAAGTTGTTGATATGATGATGCAGGATTTGTTTTCCAAGATGTTAATTCAAAACCTTGAACCTCTCCATTGTTTCTAATAAAAGGAAGAAACTCTAAAGTTTTTCGTGAATAACCAGTCATTGTTCCTACCTGGTCGGATAATAATCTAAAACCTGTATCTCCCAATGGGTCATCTGAATAAAACAATCTTGCAAAATCTGGACCTAAATCAATCGTACCCTCTCCGACTGGAAATCTAATATCAATTCTATAAATATTTCCAGGTTGTAAATATAATTCTGGTAAAGTTTCTGTAGATGGTTCAGAACCTGCATAAAACCCATCAGGATTTTGCCATATGTATCCACTACCACCTGGATATGGATTTTGAGCATATTTCTTATTTGTAAATTGAGAAACTTCTGCACCATATGGTTGTTGATGTATAGCATTATGCATTTTTCCTTCTAATTCACCCCATTTAAATGTTGTAAGAGGATATGTAGAAACTCTATCCATTCGTCTACTTTCTATCATTGCTGCATTATCTTTATTCCAAAATTGCTCTTCTATACCTTCACTTGAAATATGAGGTCCTGCAACTCCTGGATGATAACCTGTACCATTATGAAAACCTCCACTAATACCTCTTATATCAGGTACTATAAAATCTTTTTGATAAATAAAATTATCTACAATTGGTAAATTTAAACCATCATCAAATGCAGCTGTATCTGAAACATCAATATCAAAAGGATGACCTGGATAGTGTCCAGCCCAACCAACAGAAACAATTCCAGGTGGAGATTGAGTTGCTAGAGTTTCAGCACCCCTTCGCGGTGACCGTGGAGTATATCTTGGTCCTTGTGCTAAAGGATATTGATGATTAAATGATGAACCGAGAGTATCAGCATCAACATTAAATTTATATTTTGGTGTAGTACCTACCATTTGAGAAGCCACAACCTTTCCTATACTTAAACCTGATGGTGGTGCCATTGGGTCATCCTCTGGTACAAATAAATCACCCGTATCAGCAAATGGTACTTCTACATCTCTAATTGTAAGATTCATTATTTCTTCACATTCTTGTAATGGTTTTGGTTCACCACCATAAACCACCCAATAACTTTCGTGATTTATTTGAGACTCTACATTGTTTTCTGGCTTAGAAACTTCATCAGGAAAAACTTTATGTAAAACACTTTTCTCTCTTTCCATAATAGGAACAAGAAATGGAAGACCACAACGATACTTTGCACCTAAATCTAAATCACTATCAAATAAATCTGTTCTTGTAGCACCGCCTGCCTTTGGATAATAACCATTTACTGCAGCAAGGTCACTTCTAAAATGTTGGTCAAAAATATATCTATTATCAGGTAAATTAGTTTGAAGTTCCGTATAACCAGTATTAAACTTTCCATATTTAGCAGGTATTCTTATATCATACTCGTGACCAAGAATTAAAAATCCATTTGTATATTGACCACCAGGATTAGTATAAGTATTTGCTCCATACATTTGAAATCCAAAATTTTGGTCCCAATTACTTATCTTTTCGGTTACTGCACCTGTGGTTAAATTATGAAATCTCGTTCCAACTGGTAAAAATTTAAAATGAAAATCAGATATAACATAACCAAGTGTACCTGCAGATAAACCATAATCAGTACCAGAATCATATGTAAATTCAACATCTCCTCCACCTTGTGAGGCATATAATGCATTCATCATATTATAAAAATCTACTGAATCGTTTAATTTACAATAGTTATGTCCAACTGTTAATATCATATATTAATCCCTTTAATAATCAAGTTTTATTTTAAAAACTAAATTTATATCTTTTCTCATCTGAACTGGTCTTGGTAAATTTGCAAGCACCATTGGTTCAGATGTCTTAATTTGTATCTCTCCATTATCTCCAACCTGTTGATGAATTTCTGTATCGTTATAAAGAGCAATCTGTGTTAAATATGGTGACCAATTACTACCCGTTAATGCAGGTGATATATGTGGTGACAACCAATGTATTTTTCCAGCATCTGTATTACTTCCACTTACCAACCCTCGTGATGTTGGGTTCATACTCCTCATATAAGTATTTGGTTTTATATTTATATTCCATTGTCTAATATAATAAGTTTGAGTTGAATTAAATTGAATACTATAACTACCAGTTGCAAATTTTTGATACTTATGAGCAGAACTAAAAGAACCTGTATCAGTTATAGTTACCACACCCGAATCATAAAATATATTTCCTACATAATTATCTGATGATGAAATGGATGAAAGTTTACTTGAAGACATTACAGGGTCAACTGCATATAAATTTCCTTCGCTATCATCTTTTATTTTCACATTAGTTACTGTATCTGTTAATGTTAAACTTCCTTTTTGAATTTCTTCACCAAAATATTGTTGTGGTATATAAAATACAGATGCAGTAGTATGAAATTTATTTGTATGTGTAGTCATTTTTGGAGAGTTAGGAATTAAAGAAATTCCTTTATCTACAAATTGACCTGGTGAATATGATGAACTATAGTATAAAACTCTTAAAGAACGCCAGTGATTTGCACTTTCATTTATAGGATAAGTTATTCCTCCACCATATTCTCTTGATTGTGATAGAGCTGTGATTCTACTAACACCAGTAGAAGTATTAGTCAATAATTTCGTTTTATGAAATTTAGAATCTACAAGTGTAAAATCATTGACATTAATCTTTCCGTAAACTGACATAGCATGACATTAATATGTTAACTTAACTTTAATAGTTGCTTCGGAACTAAAATTCTTCTTAATAGGAGTAGACATTTTAGCAATCGCAACTAATTTACCAGCATTACTATACAAACCAACACCTGTTATATAAACAGTAGGATTACCCCACATAGATTTATTTCTAATCTGTTTTTGAAGTTCACCAGTTGATGCAACTGATGAAGATGTAAATGTTGGATTATTTGAAAAGTTTAACGCACCTGAACGAACTCTACAAAAATAATTGTTTTGAGTTTGGTCTTCTTCACTTCTTAATCTTAAAGAGACATGTGCTGCATTGTTACTAACCTTTAATGCATTTACAAACCTATAAACATTTTTTCCATCTTCTGTGTTTGTTTTATTCGGTGTAAAACCATTTACTTTTTTACCACTTGCGTGTAATTGTTGTCCAGCACCTGTTCCAGTCGTACCTGTAAAGAAACCTATTTGAGATTTAGCTCCATCTGCTCCAGGTATGGAAGCAGAAAGTTCCGCTCCACTAAATACCATCACACCAGCATCTGGATAAAACCATCCATATGTTCTATGGTCTTTTGCAACAGCACCATTACTACCAGTAACCGTACCTGCAGTTCCACTAACAATATTATATCTTGGACCAGCAACAGTAAATTGAGCCTTATTATATTTACTATCATCTGTTAATTTTAATTGTGAAGCAGCGTTACCATTAGTAAGAGAACCTGAAAGTGATAATGTCCAAGTTCCCTTGTTCATTCTATCTTTAAATCTTGCTCTTTTACCTACAAGAACATAAATATCTTCATCTCTTGCAGATAATTGTCCTGCACTTCCTTGTTGTGAAATTTTAAATCCACCAGTTACTTCAGTTTCGCTTAATAGGAGATTGGCAAATTGTTTGTAAACTACTTCTGTTTCACCTTGTAATGTACTTGGATTAGATGTTCCACCTCTGGCATTAGAACCTGAACCTACAGCATTTCCGTATGCAACTGAAAATTGTGTTACTGAATCTGAATTAACAATATTTACATAATATTTATTGTTAGATGCAGCCTCACTACCAGTAGATACTACATTTGCTTCTATTGTTCCATCACCACCTGAGAAATATCCTTCTGTTAATTTTACGGTATCTATTGTATAATCAAATCCTTGTCTTGTATCAAGAATAACCGTATTCGGGTCTCCTGGTGATATAATGGATTGACCACCTGCTTCTTCTAACAAAGCATTTAGTTCTGCATTTAAATCTTGGACAGTGGCTCCTCCCCCAAGACCTCCTGCACCTGTTCCACTTGTATATTGTATTGCCATTCCTTAATCTCCTATATTATTATGAAGTACTTGCACCTGCAGTTGCTGCTTCTAATGTTACTTGAGCACTTTTATATGCACCAGTTGCTACTGCGATGAATGTTAAAGTTATAGTTCTCTGTGATGCTAAATTAACAGTATTAGAAATTGTAAACGATGTTCCAAAATAAGCTGATGCTTGTGGAATATCTTGTTCTGATACGAATGTTAATGCATTACCACCTATATCAATTTTCTGTGCACCTTCACCAACCGATAAAAGTGTAGCATCAGGTATTACCATTATGAAATTTGCAGAACCTGCACTAGCATTTGATAAAAATGGTTGAAAATTAAAATTACTTCCGTGATTTAATGTTACATCTGGTACACTTGTTGATTCAACAAATGGTAAGGCAGTTGTATTTCTATCCAAAGATAATAATTTATTCCTCATAAAATATGCACCATTTGGTAATGCTTCCAAATTAGGCATGTTTTCAATTGCTTCCCCATAAAACGCAGAACCACTTGGGTGGTCTGGATTCCAAAGTGTATAATCAACACCAGTATCACTTAATGTAAAATATCTTATATTAAGTGCATTACCAGTAGCAAGTAATTTTCTACCTTCTTTGGTTAGAATTGCATCTACCACTACTGTTGAATTATCTAAATATCCCATTTGTTGTCTCCTAAAATTTTTATTTTATAAATTTTTGTAGTATAATAACATTATATTTATTCATATATAAATATTACCAAAACAAAAAAATATCTTATTTTTCTATGAACCTACCGTCAAAGTATTTTCACCAGTTACAGTAACGGTGTAAAAAGATGCAGTAGCAACATCATTAACCTCTGGTACTTCTGAATATATAGAGGTATCTCTTTGAGAATCACTTCCATTTTGAATACCCTCAAAAAATGATTTATTAAAAGCTGGAGTTTCTCTATTTGATGTTCCAACTATACTTAAATGATTATTTGGATAACGAATTGAATCATCTAAATACAACGAATCATTACTACCAGTTTTTGTTGTTTGAGTAAATGTATCTATTAATCGTACAGTAGTACCATTTTCACGAATACCATTAGTACTATCAATTGTAATATTCTCTATTCCTTTGAAGAAAGATTCACTTTCAAAAGTAGTCCAATGACTCGAACTTACACTTGCTGCAGAACCAGAAACTTTTTGTGTATCACCGACAGTTATAAATCTATATCTATCCTCATAATGATACCTGTTCTGTAAAGTTAAACTATCTACCGTTGGTTCATATGTTTGGCTTAATATATAATCTGTAAAAGTAACAAAATGAGTGTCATTACTACTTGTTCCCCAAGTTTTACTAAATTCTCTAAAATCATACAAACCGGCCATCTCATTTCTAAATGATACATCTGAACCAGTATGTAATATTTCATTTGTCCCACTAATAATAGTTATATTATCAATTGTAATTGGTGTCTGTTTAAAAAATCCATTATGATTTACATTCTCAGTTAAGAACAAATTATTTTCTAAAGTTAATTCAATAATTGATTTACCTTTACCGTAATCACCGTTTCTTGATGAACTTATTGAACTACTATGATAAGGTTGTGCAAAAATATCTATTGTGCTTTCATAATGGTCACTTAATGAACTTGATACATTCAATACATTAGAACCAGTATTTGAATTATGTGATGTAATTTGAACTGTATCGGTTGGTCTAAATCCACCACCTAAAGTTCTACTATAAACACCATAAAAAGAAGATTGACTGATTGCAGTTGTAACATCATAAACTCCAAATCTTCTTGCAGATTTACTAGCATCGTGAATTTCAACATCTACATCTTGTATTTCTTTTGGAAAATAAAAATGTGTATCTGTTGATTCTGCATCTTCCCAATTTAATACTCTGATACCGTTTTCTTCTTGTTGTTTATAATCAATCTGTTCTTTTTGAATTTTATATCCTTTTATTTTATTTTTTTCTAATAAAGAAGGTTTAAATTCAACACCTATACTATCTATTGTAGCTCTTGCAGGTAACATTTTTTTAATTCTATCAATTATAGTTTCATTAAATATTTTTGCTTGAGCTCTAATGTATTTATTTGGTGCTAATGCAATTCCATAATTGTTTACAATATCTGTAAAGAATTTATTTAATTCCCCATACCCATCATTATATACATCTTCTGGGTCACCCATCATATCTGCTACAGAAAAATCAGAAAAATTATTTATAAAGAAATCATTTAATACATCTTGTGGTGACCTTACAATTGATATATGACTTGAAACTGTTCTTTTATTTTCAAGTGTATCATATGGTGTTAAGAAAGATGATTTAAAAGGATTTAAATCTCCAATCCAATTTAAACTTGAACTTTGTGCTATAATTATATTGTTATCATTTACTTCTGTTCCATCTGCTTTTACAGTAAATGCTACTCTATCTATTTCATCTATATCATATAAAACATTTTGTGCTGTTGTTACTGCTCCATTGTTTATAGAATAATCTTTTATATTAGTTGGATTCGCATCTTTTATAATATGTGTAGAACCTGATGTTGCATTTTCTTGTAATTTAAAATGATAAATTAATTCATCTCGTGAACTTGTTAAATAATTACCAACAACAGATTGTTTATTTAAAACATGCTGTTTAAATTTAGACCTACTTAATGGTGTGTTCCAAGCTCTAATCTCTGCCATTGAACCTGTAAATGTTCTACCAACTACCATTCTACTTGAAGATTTAGCTAGTGAACCAGTATAATCAATACTACCAGTTGTAAACCAATTTTGATTTGCTTGAGCACCTAATGCAGTGCTTGATGTTATACTCATAGATACAATATCCATTACATCAATAGCATCTGATTGTAATGCACTTTGATGACCAACCATTAATCTATAAGTAACATTAGGTAATCCCGCATCAGTAGATTGACTTGTTGGATAATGTGTTTGATTTTCTGATTCTCTTACTAATGCAACATTCCAAAAATTATTTGCTTGCATCTTATGAAAAGATGATGTTAGTACATATGTGTTATCTATTGCTGCAGAACCAGTAAAATTTTTATTTATTCTAAATTGTACTTTTGCATATGAAGATGAATTAGGTTTTGGAAGTAAGTTTAATTCCCAACTTAATGCACTTGTATTTTTACCACCACTTACTTCTAATAAAGATTGTGTTGTTGTTGAACCAGCAACACCTTTCATTACAAATTGTATTGTATTTGGTTTTGCATCTTCAGTCCACCAAGGCAAATCTAATTTAGAAGTTTTAGATTTATGAAAAATATAAGAATATAAATTTGTTGTATTAGTTTGAGTGTTAACATTACCACCCTCTTGTGAGGCAACACCATCAATAACTGAAGAGGCATCTTCTGTTAAGATATTTAACTCATCTACTAATTCAGTTGATGCTCCGTGCTCTCTTATTTTTAAAATTTGATTTGGCCAACCAATTGTATTTAAATAATATCTAACACTATTTAAAGTTCCTTTTGATTTATAAATTGGAACTATATTATTTAATACTTTATTCCAATATTCTTCTGTTAAATTTTTTACACTATAATTTTGTCCATAACTACTTCCAAAATAATCTTCTAAACTTCCACTAAATATTTGATTTGCATCCCAACCAAAGTTTTTTAATAAAACTGGTGTTATGTTACTTGGAGCTGCTTCTGTTTTAAGGTAACCCCTCTTATTAAATGTTTCAAATCCTTTAACATAACTTCTGATAACATCAAAATGTTCACCTATCATATCCATAAATTTTCTCATTTCAATATGGTCACCATCTAAATCATCTCGAATATATGCAGGTAGATTGTTAATCAAACTATGAATATTGTTATCATCAAATAAAGAAGCAGATGCGTATATCCCATTATACCAATCATCAAAAGTGGCAGAACCTGTACTATGAACCATAAAAAATGGAAATACATTTGTGGGATTATTTTTTGTTATTCTTATATCTGTTATAAATGAAGAAGTTGCCTCACTACCTGAAACTCTGATATTAAATAACTCACCTGCAGGTAGTATAGAACCTGTAAACCCGGCTCCACTACCAGTTAATTGATTGGCTAAATATTGATACTGACCACCAGCAACTATTGGATATGAACCCGTTACATTACTTCCACTTAATAATTCTACACCCGAACCATAACCTGTTATATTTACACCACCTGCACCACCAATTGATGCATTTGTGGATGGAGGTCTAAAGTAAGATGCGGATGCCAAGAATACATATCTTTGCCAAGAACCAGTTTTAATTGATGGATTTGAAATACTTTGAGTAAATAAAGCCTCAGGTGGTAATGCCGGTATATGTTCAACATTTTTATTTGTCCAATAATAAGAATGTTGTTTAGATTGAGAAACCGTATTATCTCCTAATGCTAAAAATGATAAATAGAAAGAACCACTACTATTATAAAATGGTTCATTTTCTACCTTGTACTTTTCATCAAAAATATGTAATGGTTTTACTGCAGAACCAGAGTTTTTAAATTCATAAACGGTATTAAATCCAAACTTTTTACTATGTTTGGTAAGATGTTCTGTTCTAACAGGAGTTGTGTAAGAGTAATCAGGCCCAACACCAGGTGCAGAACCAGTCATAGTTATCTGACCATCTTGATATAAAAATTTTTCATATGGTGTAAAAGTATTTGTAATATTACTTATCTTATCAAATAATTTTAATCTTCTTTTATCTACAACACCACTTCCACTAATTTTTAAAGATTGAGAAATTTCAATAATTGAATCTTCAATATCTTTAACTTTTAATCTAAAATTTTCTATTTTTCTTTTTGCAGAACCAAAATGTGTATGATTACCAAAATTAGTAAAATCTAAATTTAAATTATCAAAACTTTCTGATAAAATTTGTTGATAAACATCTGAAGTATTAAAAGATGATGTTAGCATATTAAAGTTTTCTAACATAGTAAATTCTTCAGAAGTTTGTTCAGTTATAAATTCTGGGTCATAAGGTAAAGGTCTGATGAGAATTTCATTACCCTTTCCTTTAAAATATTTTATTTCTTCAAAGCTAGTTTCTAATATTTTCTGTTCAATAGTTACTTTTTCTAATCTTGATATGGTAGGTGGTATGGGCTTTGATAATTTTAATATTAAATATTTTTGTCGTGGATTACTTTCATCTATAAGATAATTTAATATTGGAATTAGTTCAGGTGATTGAGAATTATTGTTTTTAGGATTAAATATGTTTAACATATAATCAAATTGATAATTATGAAATGGAAAAGGTTGAACTCCATTTATCATTCTTTCTACTTCACGAGCAGCAGAATTTAATCCTAAATCATCTAATGCAGTAATATCATCCCCATCTAATAATCCATCTGCATTTACATCATACTCTTCATAAAATTGTAAACCACTTGGTTGAAATGGGTCTCCACCAGTAATATAATATTTATGTACTGATTGTATACCTGATTCATCATATTGAAATGGACCAGGATTATCTCTGTATAATCTTGCTACAATACAATCATTTTCATTAGGAACAAATGATGCATCTGTAACATACCCAAAAGAAGTATCGTATGTCCATTTTAATCCATCCCAATAACCAACCACAAAATCTAAAGATGGTGTTGGGTCATAATCCATTTCAAATCTTGTTTTATCTGAACCAACAAATAATAAGTAAGCCTCTAAACCATCACCTGTAAGAGTACCACCATTGGCATTTTCCATACCACTCTGTAAGCCAAATGAAGGTTCTATTGTAAAAGTTTCACCATTTGGATGAATAAAATCAAATCCATTAGTTGGCCATAGTTGCTGTGGATTACCATCACTATCTGTTTCAGTTGATGATGTTCCATTAATTGTTAACGCACCAGGTTCTATAAGATTTGCTTGATAATTATTATTTAAAACTATACTAGCATCATCCGTACCCAAAAATTGTCCACCAACTGGTATACCGTGTATTTCTGAAACTGAAGATTCCATATTAATACCATTTTGTATTAAATTACCTTCTTCATCATTTGCTCTTGTATCATCAACAACCCCTACTATTTGAGGCATTTTTACTTTTAATTGTTCAAGATTAATATTCTCATCACCTTCAAGTACTAACCTAACTTCTTTTCTTGATGGTGAAATATTTTTTATAATAAAAGGATAATTTTCTTTTGATTCTTTTTCAGATATACCAAATATTTGTGAAAGAACATTTCTAAGTGTATCGAAAATTAATGTATATGTTCCACTATCTAATTTTATTGATTCTAAAGATTCATTTGGTTTAACATAAGGAGTTTTATTATCATCTTCATAAATGTTTAAAGCGGATGTATCTAACTCTTGTCCTTCACCTGTTCCAAGTGAAGCTGCAGCACTACCAGTAATTAAAATATGTTGGTGTGGAGGTGCACCCTCAACCCCATAAAGTTCCATCGTATTTGGCCAACCATTACTTTGTGCCTCTTGAACCACATAATTTATTACCTGATGTTGGTGTCTTACCTCCGGATTATCCGGATGAACTGCCATATATGCAATTCCATTTCCTTCATTATCTATTTCATATTGATGTTGATGCATTGCATTAATAGTTGTTTGACCACGAGTTATTCCTAAACCAAGTTCTTCTAATAGTTGACCAACACCTCTTGAAGAATGAAAAGTTTGAATATGTTGTCCAAACGAATCTTGAACAATCATACGAATATAACCACCCTGCTTAATTATTTGTGCACGGCCAAGGACACGATTTTCTTTTTCTTTAAGAATTATCGAGAGTTCTTTATCACTAAAATTTTCTTTTATTCTTGCCATTATATTCCTTGTTTGGTAATGTAACTATCCATATATAAATATTTAAAAGTTGTATTTTATGTTATTATAAATCTGGGTCATAAATATCTGTTTCTCGGTTATCTACTTCTACAACTACACCTACTGCATGATTCTTTGGTACTGTATTGTTAAATCCTCTTTTTATATACACCCTATCTTCAAATGCATTTGTTCCTTGTTTATAAACATAAAATTCTTCATTGTTAATTTTAAAATGAGAATTTTGAACAATTCTAAAATAAGGATGGAAAAAATCTTTTCTGTTTATTACAAATCTTTTATCTAAATTTCCTATATCTTGTGATATATTTTTTAGTAATTCTAAATGTTCATCATCATAAAACACATTACCACCTGATGTTTCCCATTGACTAATTTTAAAAACTTCAATAGGATGTGGAGGAGTTGGGTCGTGAGGAATTGGTATAACTTGAGAATTAAACCAACCTCTTCTTAATTTCATTATTTGTTGATTTGGAATTGCTTCATTACTTATAAATAACATATATTCAATACCACCATCTTGTTGATTAACAAGCTTTAAAATATCTCCTGGTTCAAATCCCTCCATAGTACTAAAAAAATTAACATTTTTGTTTAAATAAAGAAAAACATTATCACCTTCGATTGTACTTCCTTCAATTCCAGGTATTGGCAATTCTTGTGAAACCGTAGTATGTGAAGTAAATTCTTCTTCAGTTATATTTGAAAACAAACTATCTTCAATATCAATTGATGTTTCTTCATCCTCAAATATATCGGTACTAACAGAACCAAAATTTTCATCACCTTCAATAACTTCACCTGGTTCTCGCCAGGGTGAAACAATATCACCAACTTCAACTTGACATGCTGCAACACTTATGTTTGGATTACTATCTACAGTAAATTTATTTACATTAGTAGTTTCCTCTGAAGTTGAAGTATCACTACCTATGTCTTCACCTGGTGTAGGTGAATTAGTTATGAGATTTGTTTTTGCAAATCTAAAACCAATACTAATCGTTTTATCTGTCATTTCTGCTTCAGCATCTGGTGGTTGAATTGATTGCCAAACTAATCTTTTCCAATTATCTTCTTTAGTAAAGGTTTTAAAATTTCCAATTGGATAAATTAAATTACTACGAATATTAACATCATCTCTACCATATGTACTAAAATAAGGTTGACAGAAAAGAGGATTATCACTATCTGTCTTTACATATAAAGATATTGTATATGTTTCTGAATCCTTAAAAGAAGTATGATATAAATTCCAATTAGATTGTTTATAATCTAAACTTTGTAAATTTAACGGGTCACCTGGTTCGTGTACTAAATGAATTGTTGCTACTTCTTCATTAGATGGATTACCTTGTCCTCCACCCTCACCTGAAAATCCAATTGATGCTTTGAATGTTAATTCAGCTGGAATTATTTTTGAACTCCAATGAGATTGATATGCAGTAAATGGTGAGATAATATTTCCACCTTGATTTGTTTCATTCCCACCAAAATTAAAACCAGCAGTATAATCATCAATATTCACTTCATCTATTCCAAAAGATGTATCTGAATTTCTATATAATCTTGCTACAATTGCATCATTTTCATTTGGTGTAAACTCTCTTTCTATATTAAAACCTAAACCATTATCATAATACCATTTATATTTCTTACCTGGATTATTAAAAGTAAATACTCCAACATCAGCATTAGGATTAGGCCTTAGTTGTGGTTGACCACCTCCACGATATACAACTAAAAAATCTTTACTAAAATCTCCATCTTCCATTCCACTAACATCAGCTCCAAATCTTGTTGTATCTGAACCAACAAACATAATATATGCCTCAAATACAGTACCAAATGGTATTTGGTCTAATTCTTCACTAACTGCCTGTTGACTATCACCCGTCCTAACATTTACTAAATCATTAGATATGGTTAACAAATCTATATCATTATAACCATTAATATAAACAAAACTATCAGACCACTCCGTTGATACATAAGGAGTTTCAGCCATTGTAGACATCACACCTTTATTTGTTCTTACCCAATATCTTTTACCAGTAGGTGTTCTATAATAAAAATTAGATGGTGAAAACTTTAAACACCCACCTTGTTCTTGGAGAGTTGTATGAGATTCAAGATAAGTACCTGATGTACCAAAAGCATTAGGTGTTAAAGTTACATTACCTTCTATTCTACCACCTGCATAGACACCACCAATCTTTTCTGGTTCATCATATGTTACGATTTCTGCAGTATCCAATCCATTTATTTCGGGTACTGAATTAAATTCTTCAGGTGGTTGTTGTTCTTGCTTTACTTGCCATCCATATCCATATAAATTATCTGTTTGTGTTCTTGCACCCACAGGTTTAAACTTCCAAGAATTTTTTACTAAAATATTTCTATCATTTCTTGAATATAAAGTATCTCCATAATCTATATATGTTCTTAATGCTTTACTAAATTTTTCCTTCCAATAAGAATCAACTTGAAAACTATCTAATACATTTTCAAAAACATTAGTAACCATCTCTTCTATAATTTCCTCTTTTGCACTAACTGTTTCAGTATTTGTTTCAACATCTACAAGAGATTGAGATATAGTTTGATGATAATCTTCATTTAAAGCCTGATAATTATTATAAAGTGAAGTATATTGGTCTTCTGTAAAAATACATTTTGTATCATAAATCTCATCTAAACATTGTTTAATTAAATAATTTAAAGTAACTGCTGATTTATCAAGAAAAATAAGTTGTTCACCTTGTTGAAATGTTTCACCTTTTTTAATAAATTTTTTGATTGCTATAAAATCTTTAAACAATTTTTTAATTCTTTTCTGTAAAATATCACCTTGTAGTTTTGGTTTAAATTCAGATATAGTATAATCCAAATATTCTTTTACTTTATCAACATCTAATTTATTTTTATTTGTAGAAAGATTTATAAATTGAGATGCATTATCATTTATAAATAAATTTTCTAAACTATCCACACCTATAACTAATGGTGATAATGATGGATGAGTTAAACTTATCTCACCATCATTGTTAATATTTAAATTTATATCATTAACATCTACCCCACCAACCTCATAATTCGTAGAAAAATGATTTAAAATTGGTATAAATGATTCTACATCTTGATAATTTGCATCAGTATCTTTTTCATATATAACTAATGTATCTTCAAAACTTTCTCTGCCTTGTTTTGGAAGTCCATCTTTAAGTGTTTTTTGTATTGAAGAAATAGGTATGTTTGGATTTATCACATTGTAATTGGCAATAACCAACTCTGAAATTCTATCAAATAATGCTTCTCTAAAATCTCTTTGTTGTTGAATTGTATTTACATATGAAGTTGTCATTTATTTATCCTTTGTATATCTCAATGTTATCAACTAAAATATACTCATCTATTAATTCATCTATTCTTAATGCTTTACCTGAAGTACTATTACCTGTAAGTGTACCATCTGTATTATAAATTTGTGGTTTAAACCCAATACATAATTGTCCTATAGCATCACTAACTGGATAATTATAATTTGATAATATATTATTAGATGGTATGGCATCAGAATTACGAGCTATAGGTGTTATACCTGTAATCTTTACAGTTATCCATTCACTTTCTCCATCCCAAATACCAGTTTTTATACTTTGCCATGGCACTGGTGTGTGACCTGTACGATAATCACCTATCTTAACTCTCCATTTCATTCCAACTTTACTACATTGTAAATTCATAAGAAGTGTATATTGTTCCCCTTCAGTCATAGGTATTGCAGATTCAGCCTCAAGACCAACAAAGTGATAGTAATCTGAAGCACCTAAATACCATCCTTGATAATCCCCATCATTATCTAAATACTGATACCTTGTAGCATCAGTATTATATTTTATTCTATCATTTAATGTTATCTTTAATGCTTTTGTTGTACCACTACCATCTGGGTCTGGTGCATCTACAATCTCTGTATCTAACATTCCTTGAGCTCCACGAGCGTCACCGTGTTCTCTCCAATGTTCTATTCCATTCTTAGCAGAAAATTTTCTTCTATAATAACCACTCCAATTACCACCTGCTGCACCTTGTCCCATCCATGCATCTTGATTTGTACTCGTTCTTGCATTAGAAAAATAATAACTTTTATGACTATTTTGAATTGCTAAATCACCAGTACCAAAATCATTACCAAGAACATCAATACTAAAATCTACACTATTGTGTCGAGTATTTACTTGATAAATAATAAAATCTTCATAAATTGGTTTAAAGGTTCTTGAAGATGACCAACTATTACCACCAGAATCATAATACCATTTTTCACCATCCCAAAATATTATTGCCATACCAGTATCTCTTATAGGTGCAGGTGAATTAGTAAACCTATCTACATCACCTCCAACATATGCAAAGAATGTAGGTAGTTTATTATATGCAGCTCTATAAGGTTCATCGTTTTCAGAATAAGATATTCCTGAGGAACGAATTGTATGAGCACCCCAAGTATAATCAAATGTATATGTTACACCATTTTGCACTTCTTGTGCATTTGTAGTAGTACCAGAAAAGCCTCTTGGAGGTTCTTTAACATCATCTATAATTAAACCAGATGGTGATATGTTTGAAAATGTAGATACTGTTTCTAAACTTGTTGGATATTCAGTTCTCCAATTTGCAACTTTTGCAGCAAACTCACTACCATTGGGATGAGTAACTGTAAATTCATATGGTGTAGATTGTATTGTACCCCTACCACTATAATAAGCATTTTCATACCAAGTATGTCTATTACCCCAACTATGACGGTGTGATTTAGTTGCAGTATATTGTACCAACCCAAATTGTATATCACTATCTAATAAACCACTATATTGATTTCTTATTCCCCATCTACTATTACTTATATAATCACCTGGTTTACAAGCAACTGCGATACCGTGATAATAAGTAAATTCATTTGAAACTAAACCATCCTCTTGTGCATCACTATTAGTTATTCCACTTGTAGCATAATTATCACCAAATCCTCCATATTGTTGTGGTATGCCATAATTGTTTCTTCTATCTTTTTCTTCTACTTCTTGAAAATTTTGATTGTAAACAGGGTCTGCTTCTATCATTGTGTAATCATTCATCAATAATGCATTTTCTATTAATGGTAATTGGTGAACTGAAAATCCTTGAGATTCTGCACCCTCTGCTTGTAATTGAGCTGTATATTTATTTGTTAAAGCAGGTATAATACGGTCTGTAATTAATTTAATTATTTTATCTTTAGATACTCCTCTTATTGTTAATATAGATATTATATTATCTAATCTCGCTCTTTCTTCTTTAAATTTAAAATCTAAATCTATTAATACTTTTTCTGTATCATAATAATTTTCAGCTGAATAAATTGGATGAGCTTGTGGATATAATAAATCTGTTGCCTGTCTAACAAAGTAAGTTAATTTTTCATCATCTGATTCAAACAATTCTCTTTCAGTTTGAAACTTTGGTTCTTGACCTGGTTCTATATGTGTTTTTAAATCATCAAATTCTTGAAACCAATTATTTATTCTTCTAATTATAGAAATATTATCAGGAAG